ACTATCCAACATTACGTGGCGTTATAGATAGCGGCATGAACCTCGCAGATTATTCTGATCCTTACGCAGTAGAGATTGGGTCACTTCTTGACCGTGAAATCATTTTCAATGGGCAGGATAAAGAAATGTTCAATGAAATCTTTATGGGTGCCGTTGACGATGACGGTGTTATAAGACCTAAAACATTTAATGAAGCTAAAACATATGTGAAGAAAACGCCTAAGTATGGGTGGGATAAAACACCGGATGCTAAAAAGCAGTACAGAAGCGTAGGCGAAGTTCTTCTTCAGAAATTTGGAGCGGTAGCGTAATGGCTCAACAAGGACAGTTTTATATTTTGTATCCTCCTTCCGAAGCACGTCCTTTGGGTAGTTGGGGTACTGTCAGTCGTGACCGTGCAGAGAACGCTGAAGCTGAAGGTGGTGTGGGTTATTTTGGGCCGTCACCTCCTGATCTTTCTCAGATTCTTGAATTGAGTGGGGGTTGGGATGTGGAACATCAGTCAACCATTGGGCCTGTTTTTGATATAACAACCCAACTTGCCGATGAAGGCGTGTTCGTTGGGGGCCAATTTGAAGGCCAAGACACATGGAACGAAATAACTTATGGGGGTCGTGACGATGTATTGAGTGGATGGCAGGGTGGCTATCAGATGCCTGCTCCACCTTCGGAAGATGATTTGCCTGAAGGGTGGGAACAAGCTACCGATCAGTACGGACAGAAACGATATATAGTTGGTTCGTATACCAATCGTTGGGAACCTAACCCTAACTTTGGCACCCCAGTACAAGAATCTGAAACAGTTGTTACTGATCCAATTACTGGAGAAGCAGTCACACCAGAAGGAACCCCAGCAGGGACAAGCCCGACTGTTGCAACAAGTGATGGTTTAACTAATGCTGACGGAGAAGAAAGCGCCAAAGGTATTCTTACCCGGTTAATAAAAGCCTACGGTTTACCGCTTTCGCTGGTCGATTTTATGAGCGATGAAATTATCGAGGGGACAAGCGAAATTGGTATCATCCAAAAGCTGCGTGAACGTGAAGAATACAAGACACGGTTCCCCGGTATGGCTAAACGTGCTGCTGCTGGTTTTAACGCTATTAACGAAACAACGTATTTAGAGTTAGAAGACGGATATAGGGCTGCGCTTATAGCAGCTAAATTGCCTGCAACGTTCTATGACACGGAAGAAGATTTCGCTGAACTTATCGGTGGCGATGTTTCTGCTCCAGAGTTTCAACGACGTGTAAATCTTGCATATGAAGCTGCTGGCGCTGCTGACCCTGAAACACTCAACCAACTTGAAGAACTTTATGGTGTAAATCAGTCACAATTAGCAGCTATATATCTTGATCCAACAGCAGCTAAAGACATTGTTCAACAAGAACGAGAGTTCCGCACTGCTCAAATGTCTGCTGGTGTAGTACGAGCTTTGGGTTCTGGTTTGTCTAAAACTGCGGCTGAACGGTTAGAGAAAGCTGCTGTTCGTACTAGCGATATGGCTAAATTGGCTGGGTCTAGGGGTTTGACTTCTTCGTTGTTGGGTGAATCAGGCTTAACTACAGATCAAATAGCTTTAGGAACGTTGGGTATGGACAGTGGATCTACCCAACAAATCGAATCGACTATAGAAAATAGGCGTGCAAGGCTAGCAGGTCGAAGCGGAATGTTTGCTGACCAAGGTGGTTTTAAGAGTCTAGGTACTACCGGTACTTGATTAATAGGTATTAAATCTGTCATACTTGTTATGTGCCGAAACTGAGCGGGTTGAAGCGCAACTAATTTCCATCTGAGGTTCCACCGCTGAGGATGCGTAGAGACAGGTGAGTGACATATGACAGATATCGACTCCACTGGTAACAGTGACTATGATTCTGGCAGTATAGAATCGAAACCAAACTGGCGACGTGACATGGAGAATCGCACCAAGAAGGCCGAGCAATCTGAGGCTGAGATGGCTGCGAGACTGGCGATGTACGAACGTCGGGATACGTTTAGATCAGCAGGACTTGATCCTGATGATTCTCGTGTTAAGTATTTCGTTAAAGGTTATGACGGTGACATGGACCCCGAAGCTATCCGACAGGAAGCAGCGGCGGCAGGGTTTATCGGAGACAATCCGATGCCAGCCCAGCCAAATCGTGAGCCGGAATGGACTGATGAAATGCTTGCTGAGGCCCGTATCCAGACTGCTGGTGAAGGCGGAGATCCTGTAGTCCCACCTGATTTTGATGATCGCATCAGAGCTACTAAATCTGAAGATGAATTAAAGGCTTTGATGGAATCCCAAGGTTACGGTTGGAACGCTAGCGTCTAGTTCATAAAGCTGTGGAGTCCTAACAATTAGGATTTCAAGTGGCAACACCTACAGTAACAACGGGTACGCTTACCAATCAGGTAACTACCGCATTTGAACAGATCTCATACTTTGCGCTCCGTTCACAACCTCTATTCGAAATGCTCGCTGACGTGCGTTCGACTGCTCAAAGCCATAATGCGGCGACTGTGCAGTTCACGTTCATCGACGAGATTGACCAAGCAACGACAGCATTAACTGAAAATGCCGATGTCACCGCTGTTCCAATCGCTGACAGCACGGTAGACGTATCTCTGGCTGAGTATGGTAACGCAGTTGTAACAAGTGCCAAGATTCGTGGAACATCGTTCCTGAATGTTGACGCTGACGCAGCGAACATCATTGGCTACAACATGGCTAACTCGATGGACAAGATTGTGTCTGATGTTGCTAACGGCAGCACCACAAACACCCAGATTATGTACAGTGGCGGCGCTGCAAACCGTGGAGCTTTAACCACTGGTGATGAGTACACCGCTGCTGATGGCCGTAAAGCTGTCGCTCAGTTGCGTACCGACTCAGCCCCCGGCTGGGAAAACGGTAACTACATGGCAATCGTTCACCCGGACGTTTCCTACGATCTTCGTAGCGATAGTACGGTAACGGATGTCATCCAGTACCAACTGTACCAGCAAGGTGAACCTATTCGTGTAGGTTCAATCGGTACCTTCAATGGCATTACCTACATCGAGAACCCTCGTGCTGGTTTGCTTGCCGATGCCGGTGACAGCAACCATGACGTTTATCAGACCCTTATCTGTGGCCGACAAGCTCTTGCAAAAGGCTTCTCTCGTGCCCCCGGATTCGGTCAAGACCCAACAATCGTTGTTGGTCCCGTAACTGATACTCTGCGCCGGTTCAACCCAATCGGTTGGTACCACCTCGTAGGATACGGACGCTTCCGCGAAAAGTGCATGATTCGTGTTGAAAGCATCTCATCCATTGGAGATAACTAATAGTTAGCTCCTCATAGGAGTGGGGGGCCGGGTTTTCCCCCTTTCCCCGGCCCCCTGCGCTCCTCTGCTATCATTCAAACTATGCCTACTGTTAATGGAAAAAAGTATCCTTACACCGCTAAAGGTAAAAAGGCTGCTGCTGCTGCAAAGAAAAAGAAATCGTATGCAAAAACCAAACGGTGACGTAATAATCAGGCCAAAGCCGATCCAAGGAACGAGTAATACAAATGGCTAGTTCTCTCTTCGCCAAAACTTTTAAGACTTTAATGACCGCTAGCGGTACGACTGTTGACTTTGATACGAACACTTTCAAGTGTGCGTTGGTTACTTCTACATGGGTTCCACAGTTCGATACTGATTCTAAATTCAGTGACATAGACAGCGAGTTACCAGCAACAGGTGGCTACACGGGCGGAGGAAAAACACTTACAAGTGTGGCTCTTACCCAAACTAGCGATGGTTCGGCAACTATTACGTTTGATGCAGCCGACGTTTCGTGGACTGCTTCTACGTTAAGTAACGTCGCAGCAGCAGTTGTATACAGTTCAACAGTAAATGATGCTTCGGCAACTAACGATTCGTTGATTGCGTACATAGATTTCGGGGGAAATTTCAGTACAACTTCCGGTACGTTCCAGATTCAATGGAATCCGTCCGGTATTTTCACCCTAGATCTGAACCCATCAGATTGATCGCAGGAGATATAAATGCCTTCATCTAATTACCCAACTTCATTAGACACAACTACAGAGCAGCCGACTCCATCATCTACTACAGATTTGGATGCTTCTGGTTACGAACACGATCAGGTGCATGGGGCACATTCGACTGCGCTTATTGCTTTGGAAGCGAAGGTAGGTATTGCTGCGAACAATGCTTCTGCCGCTGACCAATATGCTGTGATGCAAAAGAGTGGTTCTGGTTCTGACGCTACGACTACATGGTCGAAGACTATTACTGGGTCTACTCTTGCTGGTACCACTCTTTCCGGTGCTGTTACTGGTGGCGATCAGGTTATGTCAGCGGTTACGCATAAGGATTATGCGGAAACGTGTGCTGAGAACGCTGCGTCTGGTGCGGCAGCGACTATTGATTTGAATAACGGTAACGTGCATCATGTCCAGTTGACTGATAACTGCACCTTTACATTCTCGAATCCGGTTGCTACTGGTGATTCAAGTTCCTTTACTTTGATTTTGGAACAAGATGGCACGGGTTCTCGTCTTGCTACGTGGCCTGCTTCGGTTAAGTGGGCTGCTGCTACTGCTCCGACTTTGACAACTACGGCAGACAAGTTCGATGTTCTAGCGTTTACTACTGTTGATGGTGGCACTCGTTGGTTTGGGTTTGTAGCTGGCC